GATCTGTAAGAACTGCGTGGAAACGATGTATCTCGACTATCTTCAGCAGTGCAACGGAGACGCCAAGCAGGCGGTGCGGCAGATGTGCAGGAAGCTTGATCTCTACTGGAACGAACAGATTTTCGACACGGTGGAGCTGAAGGCGACGACGCGCACCGTGATGACGAATTACATGACGCGCATCAACAGCATCAAGTACGCCGGCAAATGCTATGACGATACGCTGCTGTCGGAGGGCGCCATGTGGCGCTTCGATAATGCAAACAACAGCAGTAGTTCTGTCGGTAACGAGCCCAATGCGGATGTGCGCGGCTTGTCGTCTAACGACGATGGTGTAGCCAGGGAGACGGATGATGAGCTGACCATTGATGAAGTGCCAGAAGAATTAATTGCGTATTGGGGTCGCGGGTATTCACCAGGCATGTATCTGGAGCTTGAGCAAAGGCTTCAGTATTATCGAAGTCAGATGGATAATTATGACCAGAACGATATGGCGACAGAGACGCTGTTGCGTCAGATCGCCATGATGGAAATTGATATTAATAGAGCGCGAGCAGCCGGCGCTGCGGTAGACAAGATGGTGAATTCGTTAAACTCCATGCTTTCTTCTCTCAAGAAGCCGCAGCGGAAAGAATCGCAGACCGTAATGGATGAGAACGAACCGTTCGGCGTCCTCGTGAAGATCGTAGAGCGTAAGCACCCTGTACGAAAATGGGCAGATGAAAACTATCTTGTTAAATATATTACGGTATGGTTATTTGGCCATCTGTGTAAGATGCTCGGCATACGCAACTCATATTGCAAGATGTACGAGGATGAAATTGAACGGCTAAGGGTTAAGCATCCGGAATATGATGACGAAGACGACGATACTCTGTTAGACGGTGTATTTGGTGATGTGTCGCTTGGCTTTGGGGCGTACGATAATTTTGATGATGAGGCTCGCGACGAGTCGGTGAACGACGATGACGGATCGTGAAGAGTTCTTAAACGGAGTGGAGGAATGGTGTTCGTTTTACCGTGAGAACCCGGATCAATTCGTTGAGGATTATCTTCATATCCATCTAAGGACGTTTCAGAGTCTATTGCTTGTGATGATGATGCGGTCGACGATTTTTGTATTTATCGCGACACGTGGAATCGGAAAGACATTTCTGAGTGCAATCTATTCTGTTGTACGCTGTATCCTTTACCCGGGGACAAAGGTTTGCGTAGCGTCGTATAAGCGTGGGCAGGCTGCTATTGTAATTGAAAAGATCTTGCTTGAGTTAAAACCAAAGTCGCCAGAGCTCTGTGCCGAGATCGATAATAAAGAAACAAAGCTGAATGGGACAATCGCACAAGTTGTTTTTCGCAATGGATCCTATATCAAAGTCGTAACAGCATCCGACAGTGCACGTGGCAATCGCGCGAATGTTGTACTGTTGGATGAGTTTCGTCTTATATCCAAGGAGATTGTTGATACCATTCTCAGAAAATTTCTTACGGAAAAACGTATGCCGGAATACTCCGAATTAACAGAGGCGGAGCGGCAGCAAGAATACTCCAAAGAGAAAAATATTATGATGTACCTCAGTTCCGCATGGTGGAAGGACAGTTGGGCATACCAGCGATGTGTGGATACCTATAAGGTAATGCTTGATGACACGAAGCGACAGTTTGTTTGTGGGCTCCCATACGAGCTGTCGATTCAGGAGGGTTTACTGGATGCGGAACTGGTAGAAGATGAAATGATGGAATCGGATTAAACGTTATGAATAGTCCGCTCGCACAGAAATGTGCCTGAACAATTACCCATTGAATTGCTGGAACATCCTTAGAGTACAGGCAGCCACAGCATACGTATGAAATATGGCGAAGTGCGACGGCAGAAAATGTCTGTAATTGGACAATCAGCAGCCAAGCTCCGAACAGGAGAAGGTTCAGAGACTATCTCGTGAGAGAGTAGGCCGTGAGGCCGAAGCGGTGGGCATCCGAAAGGATGAAGATATAGTCCGCACTTTGGTGAAAGCCAAAGCACAAAATGAACTATGCAAGAAAAGGGGTGAAAATACGATGCCGGAAACAAGCGTTGGCAGGCAAGACAACTGGACTGTGTACTCGCATACAAATACAATTAATGGGAAGAAGTATTTTGGTATTACATCACAGCGGCCAGAGCTGCGCTGGAGGAATGGCGAAGGATATCGTGGCGGGTCGTATTTTTATCACGCTATTAAGAAATATGGCTGGGATGCTTTTTCGCACGAAGTTCTGTTTACAGGGCTTACCGAGGCAGACGCCAAACAGAAAGAGATATCACTTATTGCTGAGTATCACACAATGGACGAACGGTATGGATACAATCTTACATGTGGCGGTGATGGCGTTGTTGGCAGAGTTGTCTCTAAAGACACAAGGCAGAAAATTAGTGACGCAAATCGTGGCAGGCACCATACTGATGACGTCAAAATGAAAATATCCAAAGCGCTCATCGGAAACCAATACGCGAAAGGACTGGTACATACTGCGGAAACGAAAGAGCGGATTTCGGCATCATTGATGGGCAATCAGCGCGCTAAGGGAAATAAGCTGAGTGAAGAAACAAGAAAGAGAATGTCCGAAGCGCACATTGGGAAAACTTTGAGCGAGGAAGCGCGCAGAAAGGTTGCCGAAGCGCATCGCGGTATGAAACGCTCAGACGAAACAAGAAAAAGAATATCTGACGCAAAGCGCAATAAACCGCATAAGGGCGGATACACATTTTCAGATGAGGCGAAGGCAAAGATGTCTGCGAGTCATAAAAAGTATATCGCAGATCATCCGGAAGCATTAAAGCATGCATCTGACGTTCATAAGATCGCTGTTGATATGTTAACGAAAGACGGCGAATATATCAGAACATTTCCGTCTGCGCTTGATGCGAAGGCTGAGCTTGGCGTTGATAATTCTTCCATCATTAAAGTGTGTAAGGCAAAAATGAAATCAGCGGGAGGATATCTCTGGAGATATCATAAAGAAGTTGCATAGATTATTTTAATAACCATATGGTTTTCAGACGTTAAATTTTTAATGGAGTACTGCGCAGAGTTCTATGGGTCATCGGAGGGCGCGTTCTTTGATTTTGATTCCATCTCAAAGAACAGACGGCTGAAGTTCCCAATGTTGCCGGAAAAGCTTTCATCGAAATTGCCATCCGCAACTGATCTGCGCATTAAACCAAAACAGAACGGAGAGGTCCGTATTCTATCCGCCGATATTGCGTTGATGTCATCCAGGAAACATAACAATGACGCAACGGCGATTTTTATTAACCAGATGTCACCGACAAAATCCGGAAGGTATATGAACAATATCGTATACACACAGTCTGCGGAAGGGCTGCGAACCGAGGATCAAGCGCTGATTATTCGGAAGTTGTTTGATGAGTACGACTGCGATTGGTTGGTGCTTGATACGAACGGAATCGGACTCGGTGTTTATGACTGCCTTGCGAGAGACATGGTCGATCCGGAGACCGGAGAAATATATCCGGCGCTTTCGTGCTATAACGACTCGACGATGGCAGAGCGTTGCACAGTTATTGGCGCACCAAAGGTGATCTGGTCTATAAAGGCAAGCGCCCAGTTTAACTCCGACGCCGCTTTCTTGCTGAGAGAGGGATTTCGCAGCGGAAGAGTTCGTCTACCAATCAACGAGTTTGAAGGAGAAGATCTCTTAAAAGAACTGCGCGGGTGGAGTTCGTTGAACCCGCCTGAGCAACTGGCGCTTAAAAAAGTATACATTGACACGACTCTCCTTGTGAATGAGCTGGTAAACCTTCAGCACGAGGAGAGTGGCGGTAAAATCAAAATTTTTGAAAAGGCCGGGATGCGGAAGGACCGCTATTCCAGCCTTGCTTATAACTATTATGTGGCGATTCAGCTTGAAAACAAAATGTCCAAGCGGCAGAACGCATCCGGTTCTGTATCGGACATGTTTGTGATTAAGCCACCCAAGACATTCAACAGAAAGGCGGTGAGCAGGACATATGGCGGCACGAGGAACCGCGCGTGGTAATAACAAACAGAAGGACTTCGCAGGCGAGATCGGGATCTCAAGGAACTTCGCGTCTCTGAACAGGCTGATCCTGAGAGACCTGAACAACTACACCAACGCGCCTACCTTCACACTGTTTACCAAGGATGATATCGCAAAATATCTCACCAACCC